TAGCAAGCTAAAGAAGCTGGTGACAGAATTAAACAAACAACAGCTAGTAAAGTTCTTAGAGGAGCTATTAGTGGTCCTATAAAAGCTGTTAATGAAGCAGTAGAGTTTGGTGATGATATATATGATTACTTTGCTGGAAACCCTTATGACAATAACGATTTAATTGATATAGGAAAACTTGGTCTTGAAGTAGAAGGAGATAAAGAAGATTGGACATACACAGTTCCACAAGCAGTAACACAGTTTTTATTGCCTATGGGTTTAGTTAGTGGTGCTACTAGAAAAGCAATAACAAATCCTTGGTCTAGAAATTTACTTGCTGGTGCAGTTACTGATGCAGTTGTTCAAGATCCTTATGAAGAAAATTTATTTAATATGTTGGATAAGGTTCCTTGGTTAGCCTCTCCAGTAACAGAAATATTAAAAGCAAAAACAGAAGAAGAAATAGGAGTAGCAGAAGCAAGATTAAGACAAACTGGTGGTGGAGCTTTATTAGGTGAAACTGTTACTGGTGTAGCTCTAGGTCTAAAACAATTAAAGAAAGCACCTAAAGCAGTACAAGAAAGAATATTAAAGAGATTGATGAATGATGAGAATACAAGACTTGTTCATGCAACAAGCGACAATATTGACAACCTTGGTGATGAAATAATTCCTGATAAACCAAAGAAAATATCTGAACAGCTAAGAGAAAATTTAAAGAACGTAGCAGAATCAGATGCTAGAGCTTTAAGAGAAACAGATGAATTGCTTAAAGAAGTTAGTGAAATTACTGGTAGTAAACAAACACCCAAGTTAGATTTAACAACAGATACCAGAGGTAAAGGTGAGTTCTATCATGGGGCTGCTGATGAAATTGAATTAGTAGAAGCTGGTGAATTTGCTACTGACCAAAACATCTATGGTCCTGGTTTTTATGCAACAGACGATTTAACAACAGCAGGTAAATATCAAAAGAAAAATAAAAAACTTGTTAAAAAAGATTCAAAACAAACTGTTTATAAAATTACAGAAAAACAACCTACTAATTTCTACGATCTTGATCAACCTGTAACTGATGAATTTAAAAAATTTATAGACACCATTGATGATAGTAGTTATGAAGATATTGTTTTTCGTTCTACTCAAGATTTAGGTAATACTTATACATTAGGAGAGTTATATGATGAAATTAGAGCCTATGCTAATTCAAATGATGTAACCCCAGGTGCAGTAAATGATGGAATTTTTCGTAGATTTGAAGAGTATTTAACTGGTAAAGGTTTTGGTGGTTTCACTCATCAAGGAGGAAAGAAAGCAGGTAAAGGTAAACGTCTTCATCAAGTAAAAATTTACTGGGAACCTTCTAATAGTATTGATATTCAAAAAGTAGATGTAGGTGGTGGTGGAGCAGTTCCTCCTAGAAAACCTCCTTCTGGTTCGTCAGGTGCTGATGTTCCTCCTAGTGGCAAGAAAAAACAAGACTTAGGTGATCCCACTAAAAACCCTCAACAGTACACAAATAAAGGGTTAAAACCAAGACAGTTGGAAATGGTAGAAAATACTATAAAAATATTAAAAGACAAGAATGTATTTACTGGTTCAAAAGCTCAGTCAGAAACAAAGTTAAATGCTTTGGGAATGTTTGACAAAAGAGTTATAGATTTATCAAACAGTAAAAAAATTAAAGAATATGTAAGGTTATATTCTGATTTACATGATTTAGTACCAGAAGATGAACTTACTTATGCTTTAGCTCAAACAGTTGTTTTAGCTGCTGATGGAGTAGTAGATAAAAATATTAAATTTGTTAATGGTCTTAACTCTAAAAACTTTGATCAAATACAAGAAGGTATTGATGAAGTAAGTGATGCTCTTTTAAAGGTAGAAGAATGGTTGGCAATGGGTATTCCTTTAAGAACAAAAACTGCCAGAACGATGAAAACGATGCAGATGAAACCTGAGTCTGGGATAGCAGGGAAAACGGTTGATGAAGTAATGGGAATGACTCCAGCACAAAAAAACCTAGCTGGTCAAGAGGCAGATGTAACACTAAACCTAGATGAACAGCTTTTACAGAAAGAAGATTTTAGACTTAATTTACAAAAAGAATTTGATAAAGCAAAAGAAACAGGTGATTTTAGTGAACTATATAAATTAGCAAATGTAATTAATCAGACAGAAGGAAAAGTAGAAACAATTACTGCCTTAGTAAAAACACAAACATTAGGAAAAATATTTGATAAAAGTGTACGAGTCTTTAATGAAGTAGGAATTAACGCTTTGCTTTCTGCTCCTACTACCAATGAAGTAAACCTATTTTCAGGTGTCTTACAAAGTTACTTAACTTCTCTAAAATTAGCTTTAGGAGCAAGAAATGCTGATGAACTTGAAGCTGTAACAAGACATTTTGTAGCATTACATTCCAATTTTAACTTTGCAAGAAAAGCATGGAAAAAATCATGGGATATGGAAGATAATTTTATAAACATGGGAAATGTTAAAGCAGAAACTGGTGCTCAAAGATATGTTATTTCTTCTGATGGAACAAGTTTCCCTATGAGACGTATTGACGATACAGGCAAATTTATAAGATTACCAAGCAGATTAATGACTGCTACTGATGCTTTAGTTCAGGCTCCTAATTTAATAGCTTCTGCTACTTTTGAAGCATTTATGGAAGGTAGAAAAAGAAACTTAACAGGAGACAAACTTAATCAATACGTTAAAGGACACACAGATGCAATCCTTGAATATTATGCAGAAAATGGAAAAAACGTTTTTAAAGATCCTAAAACAAAAGCAGTGTTTGACAGAATATTAAACAGATCACAAGAGTTTGCAAAACGAATTACTTTTACAAACGATATTCGTACTGAAGACATTTTTGGGAAAGGAGCTGCTGCTGTCAATAAAATGGCTAATAAATATCCTTTAGCTAGAACATATTTTTCTTTTACAAGAGCACCTACTAACATTTTAAAATCAAATCTAAGAATGGTTCCAGGTCTTGCTAATCCAGTAATGATCAAAGGTCAAAATGTAAATTTACTAAATGAAGTTGTCTTACCAGAACTAAGGAATGATCTTCTTAGTTTAGATCCAGTAGTTGCACAACAAGCAAGAGGAGAAGTAAATATGGCGACTGGCTTGGGTTTAACAATTGCTGGATTAGCTTACAAGTACAAGATGAAACATGAAGATGATGAATATGTTCCACCTAAAATTTTAACTGGAGGCGGACCTGACTGGACTACAAAAGAAGGTAAAGCTATGTGGAAGTCTATGTATAAAAATGGTTGGAGGCCATACAGTGAAGGTAAACTTCAATACGAAAAAGATGGATCACCTTTATTTAAGAATGGAGAACCAGTATATGTATATAAAACATACGAAAACTTAGCAGAACCTATATCAGGTTTTATAGGTTTAATGGTTGATTTTGTAAATAGTTCAGGATTTATCGATGGCAAGCCATACGATGATTTTACTGTTAATTGGATAGGAGCAGTAGCTCGTAATATTTTTAATAAAAGTTATACAACTCAAATAAATGAAGCGATTGAACTTATAGCATCAGCACCTAGTTTGGTTGATGATGAAGGAAATGCGGTTAGCAATTATAAAACAAAAAGATTTTCGGAATATGTAGGAAAACAATTTGCTGCTAGAGCAATTCCTTATTCTAATCTAGGCACTCGTTTAAAAAGAACACCAGCTGATATTTTAGAAATGATGGGATATTCATCCAAAGAAATAGAAGCGTTAAAAGCAAAGCGTGATACTAGAGTCAGAGCAGGAGATCTTATTGATCAAGATTTAGAAATAAGTGATCCAAGGTATAACGAAACTATGCAAATAATTGAAAGGTTAAGAAGAGATTTTACAAATAACGTACAAGAAAAAATACCTGGTTATGGCGGTGGATTACCTTTTCAAGTTGAACATATAACTAATGAAAAAATACTATATCCACAAAAAGAAGGATTAGATTTATTGTCTTTACAAAGACACAGTAAAAGTAAAAATCATAAAATTTGGCAAGCTACAAAATTAATAGGAAGAATATTACCAGAACCAAAAGATATAATTACAGGTAGTGCAAGCAAGAAAGATTTTGAACCTGTTAAACTAAATACTACTCAATATAATAAATTAAGAGAGGTTATTAATACACACATACCTAGAGGAAAAAGATATGGAGATAAAAATTTATTAGAGGCAATGAATAGCTATTTAGAAGAAGAGCATTACGAAATCAATAAAGGTTATATTGAAGAACTAGGTTTAAGAGATGGAAAAATAGCAGCAGACGCTATTTATCTTGAATTATCAAGAATAAACAACTACTACATTAATTCAGGAGAAAATTTGTATATAGAAAGCCAAGGAAGGAAAGAAATCAAGGAAAGGTTTGAAAAAAAAGATAAGATAAAAAAAGATTATTATGACTAGCAACTCGCTAATTAATTATGGCTACTAACACTGCTGCATCTTTTACCAGTCACACTGGCAATAATACTGCTGGTCCCTTTTCTATCTCCTTCAGTTACCTTTCTGAAGATGAAATAGATGTAACCGTTGACGGTGTTTTAAAAACTAAAACTACCCACTACACCTTTCCATCAGCTACTACCATTTCCTTTACTTCAGGAAATCATCCGGCTAACAGTGCTGCAATTAAGTTCCAAAGAGATACAAATATAAGTGCTAAAAAAGTAGATTTTGTAGATGGAGCAATTTTAACTGAAGCTGATCTTGATACAAATACTGAGCATTTATTATTTGGCTTACAAGAAGTTCTTAATCATGTAGATACAAAAGAATTTACTTCTGCTCAAATTCAAGATGGAACAATAGTTAATGCTGATATTAATGCAAGTGCTGCTATAGCTGGTACAAAGATATCACCTAACTTTGGA